TCACTAATTTCATGAATTAATTTATGATTCATCTCATTCATAATACATTTTTCCTTCACCCATTCTTTTTTTTTTTTATCGTATTCGTCCATTTTTTTTTGATATTCGATAAAAATAGAATTTATATTATCAATAATAATTGTTTTCGACTCAAGGATATTCATGTCTATTTATTAGATTAGACGCAGAATAATTTTAAATATTTTATATTGTATATAATGTTTGTCAAAGGAGAATGTTCCCCAAGGAAAGAAGATACTAAGGTATCATGTTTAAAGAAAAAGACCCTCCTTTCGGTAGCAAAAATACTTAACAAACAGTTTAATGCGAAAATAAAATTAAAAAAAACAACAAAGAAAAAACTCTACTCTGAAATCAAAAAGTATCTCTCTAAGTCACGGTGTGAAAAAGAATCATGTTGGATAACACTAGATTTGATCTCGAAGAATTTAAATGAAAATGAAAAAAAAGAAATTAAAAATAGTTTTCGCCCTTTCCAACCTTTATCGTGGAAAGAAAAACCAAATACATGGCTAAATACTACAGATATTAATAATGTAATGAAACAATATGAAAAGAAGTTTCCCTATTTTAAATATTATGAAGCAACACCAATTGATTTCCATTTAAAAGAAGGTAATGGATGTTTAGTAAGTAGTTTATGTAATATTAATATAAATGAATTAAAGAAGACCAAGAAATCATTAGGGATAGTATTTAATACTGATAAACACGATCAACCTGGTCAACATTGGTTTTCCATGTATATTGATTTAATAGGTAAAAATAGAAATAACCCAAGTATTTATTATTTTGATTCTGCGGATGCCATCAAAGATATAAATCATTTACCGATTCAAATACTTGATCTAATAGAAAAAATTCAAAAACAATCAGATTATAATTTTGATGTTCTATACAATGATATTAATCATCAATCAGGAGATACAGAATGCGGTGTTTATTGTATTCATTTCTTAACTGAAATGTTAAAAGGAAAAAAGTTTAGTGATTATGTAAATCAAAAAAATAATGATAAAAGAATGGAGGATTTTCGAAAATTATTCTTTATTGAAAGATAATTATGTATTCTATAGTATAATAGAATGAAAATTGATACACCTTTATTATTAATGGGAATCGTTGGATTATTAATATTATCAGTATTAGTTCAATATCTTATTTATTATTCAAATTCAAAAAAGGTAATGTTCTTAAATGAAAGAGCTTATAATATTGAAGAATCTTCTAAATTAATTATTAATAAGATATCGAACTTAGATTTAAATTGTCCTGAACAAAAAGATTGTCCCGATTGTAGATGTCCAGACTGTAATTGCCCTGAAGTAGCCGATTGCCCTGAATGTGATTGCCCTAAACAAGATGGTTGTCCTAAGCAAAAAGAATGTCCAAAATGCGAAGAGAAAAGTCAATTGAATAATAATAATAATAATATAATAACAGATGCCAGTAATTATCTATTCTCTACAGGGAAAAAGAATGATGAATGTGATATAAGTAGTCGCCCATCTTTAGAACCTAAGGTTGAAGGTATGAATAATTTAAATAATTATATTAAATAATTATAGTAATCATTCATATTTTACGTTTATCTATATTTTTTATAAAATTGACCTACAATAATTAGGATGTCATTATATGAACAATTTTATTCTGATATTAATAAGAATTTTATGTTTAACATGATTAAAGATATTATTCAAAAAGATACAAAGTTTGATATATCAATCGACTCAACAAACTATGATCACTTTCTTTCAACATTTGATAAAGTATTTAATGATAATCATTTTGAAGAAATAGAACAAGCAAATAAACTACTACTTGATACAAATATAAACTATTTCTTAAAAAACATTCAACAAAGAGGGAATAATATTGAAACAGATTTAGAAACACTTCTCAAAGAAAGGGAACGACAAGATAAGAGTGGAGAAGTAGAAGAAACTTCGACAAGTATTGAAGAAGTTGTTCAAGAAATAAAAGAAGTGAAGGAAGTGAAGGAAGTGGTGGATGTGAAGGAAGTGAAGGAAGTGAAGGAAGTAATGGATGTGAAGGAAGTGAAGGAAGTGAAGGAAGTGAAGGAAGTAATGATATCTACAAACTTTAATTCAAGTCAAAGAATTAATATTAACTCTTCACGATATAACTATAAGATTGATTCTAGAAGACATAATATTAAAATAAATCACAGCATCTCAAGAGTTATTCTTCCTATTGAAGATAGTTATTTATTTACAATACCTATTCTTAACCTTTTAATCCCTGAATTGGATTATAATATTCATATTCAACAAGAAAAAGTAATTGAAGGTGGAAACCGAACGTATGGAGTTTATCAAGCGATTCAAGATTGTAAGATAAAAAATACTATCCCTGAAAGAATAACTATTGATATCCGTGATATAACTGGAAAAAAATATATTTCTTCGGATATATTGAAAGTAAATATTTTAGAGATTAAAAAAGGAAGAATTTATTTTACATGTTCATTAATAAATCATAATGATTATGAGACCAAAGATTATATTAAAATAATTAACAATAATTCAAACACATTATTCCATGTTCTTCAAGAACCTTTAAAAATCAAAAAGATTCAAGGTAATATTATTATTTGTGAATACTTAGGATTAATTGATCTAGAAGATGATATATATACTAATATTGATATGAAGATTATGAATATGAGTAATCAGAATATATTCTATCTTAATTAAAGATTGCGATATCTAAATAATTTTTTATTCCGTAATAACAATGCCTCATTTCCTTCCGTTGAATAATTATTCATTTTATAGTTCATATAATCATACAGTTTAATAATTGAAGGTGTTTTCGGAGAATAGAATAACCTTTCGGTAATATTATATTTAATAATATATGCCTCGAGGTTATCTTCATTTATAATCTCTTCTAAGCTTGGAAAGATTGACTTTTCAATCTTAGTTTGAATAATATAATCGGGGACAGTATAAATACTTTGAAAGATTGAAAATTGTAGTCCCAGTTTTTTATTCATTGGATGGTCCTGTTTCTCATAAACCAACATTCTCTGTTGAAATGGTTCATAATCACAAATACGGATACCATTTTCACGTATGTATCTTACATCAACATAATCTCCTATATCTTGAACACGATAATAAATAAAAATATCGTTTTGATCTTTTTTGGCAAGGATCACATAGATATCAGGCTGAATAAAGAATGTAAAGTTTGCTTTAAATTGCTTTTGATCAATATCATTCAATTGGGAGGAATTCATACCGGGGAAATGTGTCTCTTCATTTGATAACTTTTTTGAAAAACGTAAACATTTATCATTTAATTGAATATCATCACGTGTATGTTGAATACAATCCACAGAAGATTCTTTAATGATATTTGTTAATTTTGAACTAACATTATACTTTTTTTCCATGATATCAAACAATACTTGATCCACAGAACGATTATTTGTTGCTTTTTTCATTGATACCATCTTTGTGAGCATTTTATAGATATCTTTGTGGTTATTTACCAAATATTGTTTAATATTATCAACATTTGGAATATCATTTACTTCACCCCATTCAAGGGTTTTTAGAGAATTAAATATTTCTTCAATACTAGATCCATCAGGTAACATAGAAAGATACAAATATTGCTCAACATTCCTTTCATCTTCAGGTAATTCAACGTGTGATTTTAAACGGACAGCACGGCCTAAGACTTGATGAACACGAATATAATTCCAAAAAGGTTCCATGATATGGACTTGTCTTACACATTTTAAACTAATTCCTTCGGCTCCAGAACTAGATATAAGTATTATATGAATATATTCACCTCGATAATTTCCAGGATGATTAAAAGCATCCTTATTTAATTTAATATCATCCTTCGATTCTTTCCCAGTGATAAATGTATATCTCTTTTTAATTGATTGTTTCGAAATCAAGTCATTAATTGGTTCGTTATGGGGATCATATCTTTCATATCCATTTGCTAAGAGTATTTTCTCAAAGACTTCTGATCCAGCATCGTGACGGAAATCACTATAATAAAGGACTTTACCAGTTGGGACACCATTCCTAATAAATTTTTCCATATTCTTCAAAATATTATAGAACTTCGGAGAAAATGATGAAAGGGAACGATCATACGAAAAATGTCCATTTTTCGCCATCATTTCATAAACCTTTTCTTTTTTCCCTTCATCTTGTTCAATACGAAAAGAATCATCTTCATATACAATATTACAATTCTGTCTTGTTCTTATATTATAATCAAAAGATCCCTCATTGTAAATGTCCTTTTTTCTAAGTTGTTGAAGTCTTTTTAATTTTTCCCGTGTATATTCTTCTTCATATTTAACCCATTGTTTTGATGTCATAAAACAAGGGATAATATTAATTGTTTTAACAATATTATAGTCTTTGTATCTCTCAAGGATTGTTGGTTCAATTACTTCTGGCATATTTACAATCGATCCACGATCTATCGGATAATATGAAGTCATCCCAAGTAACATTCTCCTTAAAATGACTTGTTTTCTTTCAGGGATATTGTAATTATCATCTAAAAAATATTCAAGAAATTCTTCATTCTTTGATAAGTCAATTATCATATCATTTTCATAAACATCAAATAACCTCTGTTTACGATTAAATATTAGTTCAATATCTTCATCAAAAATTTTAGGTATTCCTTTTTTTAAATCCAAAAGAGATGTCTTCTTAAGTTGTTCTCTTGAAGGGATAATTGTTCCTTTATCAAACATTTTTTCCAAACCTTCCATAATTTCATTGAAGAATTCCTCTAATGAATGGTTATTAAACTTAACTGTCTTAATAATATCATTCTCAAGTATGGATTCAAAGTTTGTTTTATTCTTCATAAATGAAACGATTAATTTACCCTTTTTTTTAGTAACATGAAGTTGCTCTATTGAAGAATTCTTTTGATAAAAATAATCCCTTAAATCCTGTTGTACTTGATAATCATCTTTATCAGAAGTAATACTAAATTCATAAACACTTAGAATACCCCGTAACATATTGTAAAGGATAGCTATTTCTGCTGGTTTATTGATAATAGGAGTTCCTGATAAAAAGACTAATTTTATATCTTCGCTATTTATAATCCAATCATAAAAAACGTTGGCTGGAGCACTACCATTGATAATCTCATTGACAAAATTATGAACTTCATCAATAATGATTAATGTTTCTCTAAAAGGAGATAATACACCATGTTCTTTCACATTTTTCTGATATTTTTTTACAAAGTCCCTTACCATCCTTTGATTGTCTGTCCCCCCTTCCTCTTCACCAAATATTTCTGTATCTAAAGTTTCACGGAAGTTAACCTCATGAACCTTTGGAAAACCATTATAATGAATAAATTGATATTTTGATTGTATTAGAGAGTCAATTTCTTCATCAATAAATATCTTTTGTTCATGACTTAATTTCACGCATTCCCCAGAAAACGTTTCTCCATCTTTTAAAATAGGGGTCCCCGATGTTGTATAAATTGTTCTATTTTCATCGCTGATGGAACGAGATTGTAGATAAATACCCTTAATTGAATCTAACTCTTTTAAGCGTGATTTATATCCTTCATTCTCTCCAATCTCTTTCTTAATTTTCGCCTTTGTCCTATTAAAAATCTTCTTAATTTCTTGTTCATTAATTCCATATTCGTTATCTAGTTCTTTACGTAATGTTAGATTACCTTTAATCTCTTGAAGGGGAAAAAATATCCAATTATTCATATCAACATTAAATAATGTATCACCCCATCTCCTTACTTCCTTAATAAACTCAGTTTCTAATGAAGCAGGTAGAAATGTATAGATTGGCATTGTTTTTGATAAACCTTCAGCTGTTACTACAGATGTTGCCGTTTTACCTGTCCCTAATCCATGATAAACTAATAAACCACGGAATGGAGTCTCAATAGACAAATAGTTCCTTACAAAGTTTTGATATACCTTTATCATATCTTCTTCATTTTTATCTTTATTATATTCTTTAAGGGTATTTAACTGTTTCTTATAGAAAACGTTATTAATCCAATCAATAAATGCCTTCCTTTGAGGGATAATACCATTAAAAAAATCTTCACCTACTTCTTCAACAAGAGGTTCAATACCACCTTTCCATAATGGATTGGATCCATATTTCCCTTGTATCCGAGAACAGAGGTCTAACCAAGGCTTACTCGGTATTCTTGTCCCTTTAGGTTCTCCTTTATTTCTCCTACGATCAATAATACCAATCACTTCTTTTTCTGTTTTCTCAGGTTCATGGACTTTATAGAACTGGGTTAATATATTTACTTGCTCCTCATATGTAAAATGTTCACCATTTTGGGGTGATATAAATTGTTTTTCATCATGAACAATCACTGGTTGTCCGTCATCCTTAATAACCTCTTCTTCTTTTTGTCCCTCTTCATAATCTTCGGGGAATGCTTCTTTTAATCTTCTTTCCTTTTCTTCATCATCCCATTTTGGATAAATCCATTTTAATGCTGCAAAACCTTTTGGATCTTTTTTACTTCTCCTTAGAATTTTTCCAAACTTCTTTAATATTGATTCATCAACAGCTTGGATTGGCTTCCCATCAAAAACTAAATTTTTAAGATCTTTAACCTTTTGAATCGTAAGGTTATTTACATCCCCTTCAAAGAATTTCAAAAGGATAATATACATATCTTCTTTAATAACTGATCCCATAAATTATATAATTATTGAAATATATTATTTATTTGTGATTACATTGAAATAAATTAATGCCTTTTTCGATACATCTTGTTCTGATTTCTTTTTACTCATTCCTTCACCTTTAATTAATAACTTATCCTTATGATATAACTCACAATAGAATATATCATCTTCTTTCGTATGCTTATAAATCGGCCGTGATCCATCATTATAATTTCTTTGAAAATATCGTGATATTTGATCTTTATAATTATTATCTATCATTAAAATATCTGTAAAATCAACAAACTTTTCAATTACATGAATAATAAATTTTTCCACCATTGAATAATTTTTTGTATCTAAATAAATCGCCCCAATTAAAGCTTCAAAAATATCTTCCAAAATATTATTATTCTCTCTACCTTCACAATTATCTTCAATATGTTTTGAAATCACAACATATTTTTGTAGAGAAAGATGTTTTGACAATTTACTAAGGTTTTCTCCACAAATAATACGGATCTTAAGTTTTGTTAAAACACCTTCATTTTGATTGTGTATCTCATAGAATCGTTTGTATAAATAAGAAGAAACAACACTACCTAAAATAGCATCGCCCAAAAACTCCATTGTTTCATAAGATGTTTCTTGGAGAGGGACACATTCATTTCCAGGATATTCATATTCTTGATAATCTTTTAACATACAATATGATTTATGAATAAATGCTGTTTTATAAAAATCAAGGTTAGTTAATTGAAAATCAGTAATATTAAGAGATCTCATAATATTAATGATTTGTTGTTCAGAAATAAGTTCATTATTAAAATTATAAGGATTCGCTTTAAATTTAGTATCTTCTTTTTGATCCATTTATACTATTTTATATTTAATTAATTCTTATGTATTAATCCATTCAAATTTATTTATTTATTTAATTTATACTTGACCAGGAATACGATTACAGTCACTATCCGCTAATGGTTTTCTAGCTAAGTCAATGTCGATTGTTGAGTTCATCCAAGGACTTACTTGAGATCTTGGGTTTGGTGGTTCGGCGCGTAAGTTAAGATTCGCGTTTCTTAAACTCTGACCAACAGTGTTGACTCCAACATGGAATCCAGCATCAAGGAAGTTGACACCCTTAAGGATACCTTCACCTTCTTCGGGGAGACCTTCGTTGAAGTTTTGAATCTCACCACTTTCTCCTTCAGGTAATAAATCCGAAGGTGTTAATGTATTTTGAGGATAACAGTTTGATGGAGCAGTCTGGATACCTTCAATCGGCATATTGAATTCATTCTTTCCAGGTTCAGCAGCACCCCAATCACCTTCTTTAACATCTGACGGGGAACCAGCAGGAGGGGGGGTAGCGTTACTGGGAGGAGCAGTTGGCGCGTCAACAACTGGAAGGGTTGGTTGTTCGCCAATGAGTTCAGATTCAGTTGGACCAGCAACTCCTGTGGCACCGGCACCGGCACCAGCCTCTACAGCGGAAGGGTTATCAAACCCCTCAATAAATGGTAATTTTACACCACATACATCCTTAAGGATATAAATCCCAACTAATACAAGTATTCCGTAAACAATTAATTTTTGACAATCCATTTTATAATATATTACATAAAAAAATTTTGAAAGATTTAATTATTTAATAATTGATTCATTTCTTCTTCTTTACGTTTAATATCTTCCTGAAGTAATTTTATTTTTTCTTCTTTCTCTTTCTTTAACCTTTTTTTTTCTTCTTCTTTTTCTTTCTTCAATCTTTTTTCTTCTTCTTCTTTCTCTTTCTTTAATCGTTTTTCTTCTTCAAATACAGATAGAATTTCTTCATCGAATATATCGTCATAGTTAGTTTCACCACTACCTTCTTCATCAATTAAAGCATATTCTTTCATGATATTATATTTGGATTCATTATTATCCTGAAATAACTTTATTTGTGAAATATAACAATCACAATAGAAATACTGTTTTAATATTTTTAATCCACGTATATGTAAAATTAAAATAACTTCTGAATCCCCCTTCACTTCATTTAAATCAACAAACACTTTTTGTTGGTTGTAGACACTACATTGTATTTCATTCTTAATTACGGGCAAACGAAAACGAAGGCTTGGATTTGAATCTTTCTTAAACGGTTTTGTAGTGCGTTTATACATATCATCAATTGCCTCCAATGGTAAATCTTTGCCGAACCATTCTTGTGAATTTTTAACTGTTGTTTTAATATTTTGATCGTCTAATGATAAAAATAAATCATACATATCAAATTTCCCCTTAGGGATCTCAATTTCTAAATAAGGATTTTTTTTATCCTTCATTCCCTCAATACTATTTAAACACTTCATCTTACCAGTTTGTATCATCAATGGTTTCAGGTTATCTCCATAACTAATCGAACCAAAGTAAGAAGGTCCTATTTTTTCAGGTTTTGAATAATTAATCTTTGAAATATCGATATCATCATACTTTAGGATACTCATATTTTTTAACTAATAAATAGAAAGTATCTATTTTATATTAACGCAATTAAAATAGTTGAATTCTTTTAACTTTCCATTTACATACATATTTATCATTGAATTTCCAAATATTATCAATATAAATATCACACTGCATTTTGGAAAACTTAAAAAGATTTGATATACCACATTGTCCTTCTTTATTCCGTATGTCGACATCATACTTATTCTTTGAGAAAGGGATCTTTACAATTAAATTAGGGTCATATTTACCCTTCTTATCGTGGCGTATTTGAGAAATATATAAATCAGCATCATCTTCATCTAACCCTAAATATTCCATTTCTTTCATCTCAAGGTTCTGAATAAAATTATAAAAACTGTTCATCTCTGGATCAGTCTTAACATTCGTAAACTGAAGATACATTTGATTATTTTCTTTATTAAAACCAAATGGAGCCATCATTCTTGGTGTTGTTACATAAATAGGATATTTACCCAACGATATATTTACATATCCAAGGTTTTGAATATCTTTAGGAGATATCCCCTGTTCTTCTTGATATTCATATTCTTTTTTCTTTTGAGTACAATCTTTGCAAATAAAGTTATTGAATTGCAAAGGTTTTCCTTCAAACAAATTATGATGTAAGTTTTTTAGAAAAGGCATTTATTAATACTATTAAATTAATAATCTTTAATTAGTGTTTTTCTCCGCGTCATATTATTCCATAATGAATTACATTGTTCTTCAGGTGAAACCATCCCTCCAGTTATAGTAGCACACTGTTCTTTCAACGGTTTTTGATATCCATACATAGGGTCAGGAGAACACTCTTCTTTGTATTCTTGTGTAGGGAAACAATTCTTATCCTTCTTTGTATCTATCTGGTTATCTTTGTTAAAAAAAGCATTCGCATTATTAATTGGGTATTCAGCATAGGAACTCATAATAATATATACTATATTATTTATTTTCTTTTTGACCTCTTTGACCTCTTTGTCCTTTTCCCCTTCTTTCTTAAACTCTTTACCTTCTTTAAACCTCTTGGCTTGTATTCTTTCGCTTTCTGATAATATGTTTTTGCCCATAACTCTGTAAAATTCTTTAATCCTGATTCTTCTGTAAAGATAGCACACCCCGCAAACTCAACTTCATTTAAGAAATAACTTGTCCCATCCAATGTATTCCCTAAACAACAACCAAAATCAATCCGTAGATACATAGGTGGATTCGAATGTTCATTCAAATCCTTAGGAAAATTGTCTACAATCTTTCGACCCATAGCTTTCAAATCCTTTAAGACAGAAGGGTTCACTTTACCGAATACATCCGTATTTTCTCCGTAGATTTGGGATTCACTGAATACCTTGTCAGCAGCTTTCATTGCAACATAATACTTAAATTCACCATTTATCCAGAATGATTTTACTTCCCAAAACTTCGCAAATCCATCCATCACCTGTTGACAGACAAATCCAGGGAAGCGTTTGTGTTTTGTTAAATATTTCGCAACTTTCCCTTTTACATCAGGTTCATCCACATCAAACTTACCAATCCCTATGTTCGCATAGGCATAATGGGGTTTTAAAACAAAGGATGACCATCCTCTCTCCTCAACTTGATCCACTAATCTTCTGACATTTCTGTCTTTCTTAATGACAAATGTTGGAGCAATGGGAATACCCTTTTTCGCATAATATTCTAAATAATCTCCTTTGTTGAATAAGAACATCTGTTCTTTAAGATTTGGATAAATATTAATACTTGGATCTTCCATAATCTTATAAACTCGTTTATACTCTTTGTCTCCCTTTTCCCACGCATACAATAAATTCAAACTCACTAAGAAATTAATGTCATTTTTCTTCATCAGTTTTTCATCAAACTTATTCATGTACATGATTTCAACATCGTTGTATTTGTATTCCATCGCAGCAATTAATGCTTTTTCAAAAGGGATCTTCCCTTTATACTTTCCTTTTTGAAGGACCTTTAGATCTTTCTTCCAGGGCCTGTAAGGTTTTGGTAAGATGTAATCGTTCGTTCCACCTCCTTGTTTCCAACTAATAATTCCAATTTTCACCATTGTAAACTATATTAATTTACAATATTTTTATTCATTTTCTTTTCTTTCTACTTTTTCTACTTTTCTTTCTACTTTTCCTTTTTGTTTTCTTTACTTTCTTTCTACTTTTCCTTTTTGTTTTCTTTACTTTCTTTTTCTTTTTACCTCCGCCAGGTTGTGGTGGGGGTGTCACAAGAAGGAAATAATTATTTTTTGGTCTTGAATATCCCAAAAATCCCCCCCCCCCGGGTTCAGCGATGATGTTGTCTCCCCCCTCTCGCTTTCCATGGACCTTTAATAATA